CATAACCACTCAAATATTTAACCCACATTTATACTCTTTATTGACATACTTATTATTGACATCTCATATTGGAAATTGACAAGGGTGGGGGTGGCATTTTACGATTCCAATAGTCCTTTATTGACCACCCAATTTTTTTGGAAAAAATTTTATGGACCCATCCCCCAGGCCTCGTGGTCGCCCCAAAGGTAGCCCAACCAAATCGGAAGCTGACAAACGCTATCTGGCGCGAGAAGACCGGGCATCGGACGCATTCGACCTCAAATCCCTTGTCGGCATGGAGAAGCAAGAGGTGGCCCAGGTGGTGGTTCCAGCCAAGGATCGTGTCAAGAGACATGACCCTGCCGCTATCTCCAAACTGACCAACCAGGAAATCATCGACTCGCTCAAACGCTGCAAAGGCCTCTACTATCTTTGCGCCGAACACCTGGGCGTAACCAAATCAAAGCTGGCAAACCGCATTGTCAATGATCCTGAACTCGATGCCATAGCCAAGGATGAGCGGGGCAAGATGTTGGACAAGGCGGAGCGCAAATTGATGGAGGCTGTCGAGGACGGTCAACAATGGGCCATCCAACTCATGCTCAAGACCCTGGGCCGGGATCGAGGCTATGTTGAGCGACAGGAAGTCCACTCTGTCAACCAAGTTCGCCTCGAAATAGTCGAAGAGATCGTTGACTCCTCCACCTCTGGAAAGTCAATGGAAATCCCCATCACGGTCAACAGTAATCACTATTCGCCCCGCCTACCGGAGACCTTCAACGATGCCGCCGAAACCGAAGGGGATATCGACGCAGACTCAGAAGCCGACTGATCTCAAGACGATCACCAAGACGATGCGCCTCCACAAGGTGCAGCACGAATTCCACCATTCCGATGCCCTCTATCGCGGATTCGTGGGCGGAATCGGTTGCACCGCACCAGAGACTCTTCTGGGCGGTGTACCTATTGGCGATCTCACTTCTTCGGCGGGAGAATGCCAGACTCTACTAGGTGCTTCTCTAAGATCACCATCTTTTTGTAAGGGGAAAGCTGATCTTTATCGAGTGACAATGGAGTCAGGTCGAACGGTATTGGTAACCTTAGCCCACCGTTTTCTAACGCCAGAAGGTTGGATTCCTCTGAGCAGATTGCGTATCGGCTCTTTATTAGCTGCTGATGGTAGCGAAGATGCGATTGGGGACTTGGAAAAACCCATAGATTTGAAGGGTGATTATTGGCGGGGACTTCGTCGTGATGGTGTACAACTTCATCCGATTCAAGCCTTCTACTTAGACAAAATTCGGCAATCCTTCGGGCGAACTTCCGGCAATCACTCCATTCAATTTGGGACTTGCCACCCTTCCATTGACTATTCCTTGATCCAGAAGCGTTTCCCGGTCCTCTCATCTGGAGAGTCTTATCATGCCGGATCATCCTTCGGCGTATCACTTCTGGATCAACACCATATAAGCGACCAAGGCCAATGGTTGACATACCTTCATTGTATTGGCGAACAATGTCATCCATTGGAAGCTGATGGACAGGAGAACGCTTTCCTCTACCAGCACAAATACCAAAGCGACGAAGGATTCTGGAGACTTGGCTTTGGCGCATACCAAGTTTTTCAGCAAGACGATGCTGATTTTGCTCATATTGATATGCAATCACAACTTTTTCCCAAATTGTCTTGTTTTTCTCAGATGCCTGATAAGACCGTATCGAAAGAACGGCTCGAAGAACTAAATCAAAGTACATTGGGATTGCTCCTTGGAATTTGTTTGCCTCCTTATACTAACTCATTCTGGGATAGAGTGCAAGATATAACATTTGCAAGGCATGGTGATTTCTATGATTTAACTGTTCCAGAATTAGAACATTACTCTGCTGCTGGATTGTGGCACCATAACAGCGGCAAGTCCTATGTCGGAGCCTATGACCTTCTGCGCCGCGCCATGTCGGAGAAAGGCCGGAATCGCCTCTACATGGTGATCAGCCCGACCTACACGATCCTTCAAGACGCAACCATGCGAACCATCTACCAACTGGCGGATGAGTTAGGAGTGACCAAGGAGAAGTGGAAGCAACCGCCCCGCCTCGTCCTCAACAACGGCAGCGAAATCATCTTCCGATCCGGTGACGATCCAGACAAGCTGCGCGGTCCCAACTTGTCCGGCATCTGGATGGACGAAGCATCCTACATGAACGAGGAAGTCTTCAATATCGCCATCGGTCGCCTTCGTGAAGGCGGGGACATGGGATTCCTCACCGCCACCTTCACGCCCAAGGGCATGGCAAACTGGACTTACAATGTCTTCGGAAAAGGTGACCGGGAAAACACCGCCATCTTCAAATCGAAGACCTCGCAGAATCCTTTCCTGGCTGGAGAGTTTGTGGGGGCGATCTCCAAGCAATACTCAGACAAGCAAGCCTCCCAGGAACTCGATGGCGAATTTGTGGACTCCGATGGTGCGGAATGGCCCAATTCCCATTTTGGAGAGCATATCTGGGTCGATGACTTCCCCAAGAATGAACACATAACAATCAGTACGCTTTCAATAGACCCATCCAAGGGAAAGGATGCCCGTCATGGTGACTATTCGGCAATCGTCAAGCTGGCGCGGGACCGGAGCAACATCCTCTACTGTGATGCGGTGATGCTCAAGATGGATTCGGAACAGATCATCAGCCGATTCGCCAAGGAGGCAACCGACTTTGAGCCGGATGCCCTGGTAGTCGAGACCAACCAGTTCCAGCATCTGCTGGCGAAGCAGATCATGTTGGAGTGTGAAAGCCGGGGAACTGATATTCCAATTATCCAGCTTTACAATACCATCAACAAGGATGTGCGTATCAGAAGGATTGGACCCTATCTCGCCAATAGGAACATCCGATTCAGGAGATCAGAGGGTTCCCGCCTTCTCGTCGCACAACTGCGCGAGTTTCCCCTGGGGAAGTTCGACGACGGGCCTGATTCTTTGGAAATGGCACTTCGTGCTATGATTGGACTTTGGAATAACCGAAAATCGGGGCGTGTTGCGCGGAGACTAATGGCATGAGCGTATGGCAACAAATCCTCGATTTCCTCATCCCTGGACGGTCCAATGGGCGTGTCTCTCCTGAACATGGCAAGAAGGTGCGCCGACCCCTCAAAGAGAGCATTCTCACCAACGATTTCTGGCTTTCTTCTTACATCGATCTTCTGGATCGTTTTAGGGATGGCGGGGTTTATAGCTATCCTATTTCAAACCCCCAAGACCGCATCTACGGGTCCAACTACCCATTCTGGTATTCAGAGCAGCAGCTTGGACTATTCCGCGCCCAGGCACGATTAGTTGCCACAACCAATCCGAATGCCCAGGGACTCCTCAACGGACTCTGCTCGTATGTCATCGGGCCTGGGTTCAACTACCGCATCGGTCCCAAGGCAGATTCCGATGTCGAGGATTCACTAGTCCGCGCCGTCCAGGATGTGGTCGAGAAATTCCGCAACGACAACGAATGGGATTTGCTTGAACAGGAAGTCTTCACCCGCTCACGCACCGATGGTGAATGCTTCCTCCGCCTGTTCCCCCAGCCTTCTGGACGGTTATTGGTCCGCACCGTCGAGCCGGAACAGGTGATCCAGCCACCCGGCGAGGATTTCGCCCATTGGTCTTACGGGATTGAGACCGACCCGGACGATGTATTCCACATCAAGAATTACCATGTAGTCCATTCCGCCCCCCGTGGAGAGGATGATAATCACGACAAGACCCCAGAAACGCCAACAGGGGAAATTGTCAAAGCTCACAACATAGTCCACATCAAGTGCAATGTCCCGAAGTCAATCAAGCGGGGCGTTTCAGACTTCAGCTTTGAGACCCTGGAAACATTCTCAATTGCCGCCAAATTGCGCCGGAACCTGGGAGAGGGCGCATCGGTCCAGTCTGCCATTGCTGCCGTGCGACAACACGATACGGCAAGCATCCAACAGGTTGAAACCTTCGTGGATGATGCGACAGACTATTCGGTCGCCAACGCTCCAACTGGACGGTCTACGGATTATCAGCGCATCGAGCCGGGAACCTTCCTGGATATCCCCAAGGGCATGAACTATGTGAAACCGCCGGGGGCAGAATCGGCAACGGATCACCTGGATATCTTCCAGGCCTTGCTGCGATCCGCTGGAAACCGTCACAACGCACCAGAATGGCTTTCCAGCGCGAACATCTCCGGTGCTAACTATGCATCGAGCCTGACTGCCGAATCACCATTCCTCCGCAACTGCGTCAGGTTGCAGGCCTTCTATCGTCGCCACTTCTTGCGGATCATTACCAGGGTGATCCGCCATGCCGCCGAGATGGGTCGCTTGCCCATCAATGTCCTCGATCAGGTCGAAATCATCATCACGCCACCCGCGGTCGAAGCTAGGGACAAGATTGCCGATTCCCAGGCAGATCAGATTTATTACAACATCGGGGCCAAGTCTGTTCAGACCATCGCCCAGGAGCGAGGCCTCGATTTCGAGCAAGAGCAGCACAACATCCAGAAGATGCAAGAACTCATGCCAGACGAGCTTGCACCTGGGGAAACCGAGCAGCAGATTTCTGATTCTGCCCTCAACGGTCTCCAGATCGAAAACCTCACCGCCATTGTCATGCGGGTCGCCACAGGGCAGATTCCCGTGGATGTTGGCCGCGCCATCGCCCGCGCTGCCTTCCCCCTCATGGATGAGTCGCATATCAACGAGATTTTCCCAGAATCGCTGGAATCCTCGCAGAAGGTTCCGCCCCGCGCCGCTGGCGGGATGAATCCCGTGAAAGAGTTGCCTACCGGGGTGGATAAGGATTTGCAGAAACCGCCGGAACCGGAAGACCAGTTGGTGGCTGAATCCCTGCAAGAGGGCAAGTACGACAAGATCAACTTCACTCCACCGGCATCGGTTCGCGCCGCAGCAAAGCGGGGTCTGGAGTTGCGTAAAAAGTATGGCAGGGGCGGAACTGCGGTTGGCATCGCCCGCGCCCGTGACTTGTCCAATGGCAAGGAAATGTCGCCTTCCACGATCAAGCGCATGACCTCATTCTTCGCCCGTCACGAAGTGGACAAGAAGGGTGAGGGCTGGGGCAAGGACTCCAATGGCTATATCGCCTGGCTTTTGTGGGGCGGTGATGCCGGATGGTCTTGGGCCAAGAAGGTGGCCAACCAGATGGATGCCGCCGACAAGAAGGGCAAATAATGGATTTAAGGACGCGCCGGTTCAATGCGGAATTGGCATCGCTTATTGGAATTCAACATATTGAAGTCCAATATTCGATCAACCGCATTGCACGGCAGACTATGGGGATCATTTCACGCAGACTGCGATTTTCATTGGTCGATGAAAACCTGAAGAATCCAAGGCATATTTCCTACAACATCGAGATCGGTTTCTCAGAATTCGCCTCCTTCGTGGAAAAGCGGATCGAATCACTCGCGACAATTTATCTGCGAAACATGGGTCGCATATTCACCGCCACCTTGGAAAAGTATTCCATGATGGAGGCGAAGCGAACCATCAACAAAACCCTGTTTCCTGGGGTTCCCAAGAGCGTCATCCTGAAGATCGTCGCCAACCAGCGTGTAGCCGATAGACTGCTCAAGAAAATGCAGAAGAGCGGGATGAACCCGTCCACGATGGCGGCGATTGTGTCACTTCAAACAGACACAATGAAAAGACAAAACTTGTTGGAACAATATTTCAGGGCCATGCGGAATAACGCATACACCATTGCCCGCACCTCGATGTCCGAGATGATAGGAAAAACTGGCAAGATTGCTTACGAATCCCTGCCCAAGGATTTGATCGGTTTCCAGATTCATGGCATCCTGGACGAGCGCATCCGGCCTGCCCATCGCGCCAGGAATGGAACGATCTATTACAAAAAACCCAGATACGACAATCCCGGTTTCGACCAGATGCCCAACCCGCCGCTGGAGGCGGATGGTTCGATGGCATACAACTGCCGTTGTTGGTTGACCCCGATAATGTCCCTGGATGCCAAGAAGTTTTTTGACTTCAAGGGGCGGATCATCCCCAACGCAAAAATTTTTAATGAGTGGTTTTCGACCAGTTCCAAGGACAGGCGGATCATGGCGGTTGGGGTTCGCAGGTACAATGCGGCTACGAAAAGACTGCGAAAAGGTGAAAAACTAGAGTGGGCGAGTATGCTTGACCCTGTCACCGGAATGCTTCTTGACGAAAAACAGCTGCTGGCCGAATCGCCACAAAAGCGGGCAGCTAGGATCAAAAAAGCAAAAAAGGTGATCGGGGGGACTTGACAGATTTCGTCAAGCGAAGATTATAGCGATATGCAAAGTACCCAATTATTGGTCGAAGAGTTGCAGGGCATCTTCCAGTTTGGAGCAATCCAGGCTGGGAAAAAGCTCGTTGTTGACCGAGATAAGGGTATCATCAAGGGTGTGAAGATCATCGGGTTCAACTCCCAGAATGGTCGCCGGTATCTGCCGGAAGCACTCAAGGAAGCGGTTCCCCTGTATGAGGGGATCAAGGTCAACATTGATCACCCGGAAAAAGGTCCGACCCAGCAGAGGTCGAGCCACGACCGTTTCGGGAAATTCATCAATGTCCGCTTCGTGGAGAGTGAGGGAATCTACGGCGATCTTCTCTACCTGAAGAATCATCCCCTAGCCGATTCGGTTTGCGAGGCGGCGGAAAGGGAAGAGATGAACGATGTATTCGGAATGAGCCACAACGCCCAGGGTGAGGGCACGGTGGACAAGAATGACATTTTTGTGGTTTCCAGGATCACCGAGGTTCGCCATGTCGATCTCGTTGCAGACCCGGCAACAACTAAATCGCTTACGGAATCGCAATCGCCAAGTGAGCAGGAAACAGAAGAAGCGGCGGGAAATCGAGTTCGTTACAAGAGCAAAAGACAGGCTCCTGGCGCGAAACGGAAATTCGTGAAAGCCAAGTCCAAGGGGGCTAAAAAGCCGACCGGGACGCTGAAGGAATCTGATGACGAATCTGAAGATGCCAAGGAAATGCATCAGATGATCATGCAGATTCTGACGAAGAACGACACGCCCGATGACAAGAAAGCGGATGAAATTGTTGCCATTTTAACTGGTGAAGCAGGGGATTATGACATGGAAGCGCAAGAGAGCGTCCAGGAAGAAGCCAAAGTCGATGAAACTCCCGTAACGGAGAGCGAAGAAGTAAAGGTCGAAGAAGGTGCTTCGGCCAAGATGTGCGAGAAGTGCGGCGCGAAGATGGAGTCGATGGACGAGGAAAAGCCGGACGAGGATATGTCCGACGAGGAAGAAGAAAAGAAAGCCATGAAGGAGTCCATCGATCCTTCAGCCGAACTCGCACACTACAAGACCAAGGATGCCATCCGTACTCTTTGCGAGTCCAACGGAGTCGAGTTTGAAGAGTCTCTGGTTCAAGACCTTGGTGGTCTTAACCCGGAGTCCTTGGAGCGGCAGATCAAGCGGATTGCCGCTGCGAATCTCGCCGCGAAACCGAAATGCTCACCCACCCAGGCTACCTTCCAGGAGTCGAAAGAGGGTAGCAAGAAGTTTCCCGAAGGTGATTCCTTGTTCCGTTGGTTGGCAAACTAATTACGAAAGGGGTATAGACGATGGGAACTGCTTTTGGTGGATCGAAGCTGTACAAGCCAGCTTCCGATACCGTGATGAACCTCCCGAGCGCGGCATCCACCGCTATCAGCGTTGGTGATCTGCTGTTCTGGGACACCACCAACAAGGTGCTGAAACCCTTCGACCAGTATGTGGCAACCGGCACGGTTAACACCGACCAAGCTGCCATCCGCGCCGTCTTCGCTGGAGTGGCCCTGCAAGGCAAGCTTGCCGCCGACACTTCCGGTGGTTATCCAGCCTTCAACGGCGAGGACATCACCTTCACCCCCGATGCTCTTTACGAGGCTGATTGCGCCGCTGCCACTTTCGAGCCTGGCGATCTGGTTGCCGCTTCGGTGACCGCCGCTGCCGGGGCCGGGAATGTGGCTAGCCAATCCCTGGTGAAGACCACCGATGCCGGTGAGGCCCTGGGTTATGTGGTGGAGCGTTATGCCAGCAACACCACCAAGGTTCGCGTCAGGTTGATCGGGCGGTGGTCGCCCTACAACTTCGCTGACTACAACAACACCACCTCCGTCTAACACGAACCAATAAGGGAGAACCAGAGCAATGAATGTGATCAAGCTTCGTGACCTGTTTGAGTCCCGCTCCAAGGAGACCAATGGTCGCTGGCGTTTCCTGACCGAAATGCGCCAGGGTCTTGGCCTTTGCGATAAGGACGGCAACGAGAACCGCGACTTCGCCGGGAATCTGGTGTTGAAGGATCGGGCCTTGCGTCCCGAAAACTTCAGCCTCCAGGAACTGGCCGAGGCGATCATCGGGCCTAGCTGGCGGCAGCTTTTCAGCCCCGATTCCCGTGCAATGGGCCAGTACACCGCTGCCCGTTCCATGATGGAAGCGAATGGCTACGCTGGCGACAAGCGGGCCTTGGTTGAGGCGACTGGTTTCGGCCTCGATCCTTCGGCCTTCCTCAACATCAACACCTTCACCGGCATCGTTGGTGGCCTGGTCGAGGTCAAGATTCTGGAAGCTTTCCAGAACCCTGCCTTGATTGCCGACCGTCTGATGCCTGTTGAGTCCACGAAGCTCAACGGTCAGAAGGTGATCGGGGTGCAGAACATCGGTGACCGCGCCAAGAAACGCGCCCCCGGTGAGACCCACACCCGCGCCCAATTCGGTGAGAGGTGGATCACCACTCCCGAAACCCGTGAGAACGCTCTGGCTATTGATGTTCTGAAGGAGACCGTCTTCTTCGATCTGACCGGCCAGGTTCTCCAGATGGCATCCAGCGTTGGCGAAGAACTCGCCTACCGCAAGGAACTGGAAGTCATCGACGCGGTTCTGGGTGTGACCAACCCGTTCATCTACAACGGGACTGGTTACAACACCTACCAGACCAGCCGCACCTTGGGCTATCTCAACGCCCACACCAACCAGTTGGTGGATTGGACCTCGATCCAGTCTGCCAGCCTCCTGTTCAGCCGCATGGAAGACCCCCATACCGGCAAGCGTCTGCTGATCACGCCGAACACCGTCCTGGTGAACCCGGCGCGTCTGGCAACCGCCCAGCTGATCTTGGGTGCTTCCGGCACAGAGCTTCGCACCGCTCCTGGGGCAACCCAGTCCAGCGCGGTGAGCTTGAATGTCGCCTCCTCGACCGGCAATCCTTACTCTGGACAGTTCACGATCCTGTCCAGCCCGCTGATCGAGCAGCGTTGCCTGGCATCGGATGGTCTGAACCTGAACCAGGCCAACACCGATGGTCTGTGGTTTATGATGGAGGCTGGGAAGTCCTTCAAGTATATGCAGAACTTCCCGCTGACCGTGACCCAGGCCGCGCCGAACCAGTACGAGATGCTGGATCGGGGCATTGTGGCCACCTACTTCGCCAACGAGCGGGGTATCCCCAGCGTCTGGAGTCCTTGGCACACCGTCAAGAACAACAACGCTTAATTGAGGTAAAAGCTGATGCAACCCACCCAGCAGAAGCAACAGCCTCAACAGCAACAGCCTGTTAATCGCCTGTGGGAAGTCTCAGGGATGGGACTCCCACGGGCGTTTATCAAGGCCTACAGCAAAGAACAGGCTAAGAGCGAATACCGTATCAGATACCAGTTGCACGAATCACGCCCCGTGGAGGCGAAGTAATGGCAGCAGCGGATGATATTAGCTCCGCAATCGACAACCTCGCCGCTGCCATCAAGGAGGCTACGGTCAATCCGAAACCGAATTACACGGTTGACGGTCAATCCGTAAGCTGGGGTGATTACCTTCAAATCCTGACCAGTCGCCTGGACGGTCTGATGAAGGCGAAACAAAGTCTTGCCGGTCCATATCAACGGATGTTGAGGGTAGTATCCCGATGAAGTACGCAGCAATTAGCGCATCTAGTTCCGGCTCAAACACGGTTGTAGCTGCCGTGACCGGAAAGCGAATTCGGGTTCTGTCCTATGTGATGGTTGCTGCCGGTGATGTGACGGCAACTTGGCAATCGGCATCCAACAATCTTAGCGGTGGCATGGCCTTGGCGGCGAATGGTGGTGCTGCCCCTTCTGCTGGACAAGCCACCCCAGGCGGGCTGATCGGCCAGTTTGAAACCAACCAGGGTGAGGCACTCAACCTCAACCTCTCAGCTGCGGTTTCGGTCGCTGGTCACCTGACCTACATCGTTACCGATTGAGGTGACTGATGCCTGTCATAGCTATGGTGGAAATACGATATTCCTCACCTAGGGGAATTCCGGCTGGATACAATCCGGCTAATGTTTCCACCAAGCTTCGCAATATCGCCCAGGCTGTTGTCAGGCAGCATAAGGAAGACATTAGTAGGAATTATTATCCAAGCAGGGTCGCCTCTCGTCCTGGAGAGTTTCCAAAACGCAGAACCGGAAATCTCCGCAAAAGTGCTGGATATGCCCCTGCTGCAATCAATATTAGCACGGTACGAAAGGCCAAGAGTCTGACAATCAGCCTTGGTTATGACGATTCAATCTGTGATCCAGCCAAATTCAACTCCCTGCGATATGGGGCATCCGGCCCAGGGAGAAGATACATGGCTCCCAGACTGATGATGCCAAATACGGCGCGTTCTGTGATTCCAATTGAATTAGCCAAGAGCAACCCAGAACCTTGGACTCCGACCGCAGAGTGGAGACCGCTCACCTGGGAGGTGGTTCCTAGCTGATGGCACTCACATTGGACATAACTTCCGATTATCTCATCTTTGACAACAAAGAGACGATAACTTTCCAGAACCAGGGTGAATCTGCGATAACCATCCCTAATGTGATTCGTAGACCGGCAGTCATCGGTGTGGACGGTGGTGGTGGATCGATTGTTTACGGGGCCGGGATCGAATTCCTGGTGTTCAAGAATGAGTTGGCGAATGCTTTGGTTGCCGACGATTCCGAGACATTGATTGCCACCGGAGAGGATAGCGACTTCCTGGTATATAGCGATTCCCTGTTTGCCCCAAGGATCAATGCCCGGATAACGGATGAGAAGGGCAAGCATTACAGGGTAGATATTATTGACGATGGGGCATATCGGACCCGCTGGGCGATCCGCGCAACATCGGAAGCGGCGGAAGGTATCAACTGATGAGCGTCTTCTACCAGATTCTGGATGCGGTTAGGGATCGGCTGGCAACCATTCCCAGCGTCCCAACTATTGTCATTAGAAAGCGTCCTGTCCTGGTTCAGGAAGATACGGTTCCCATCGTCATCGTTTCCCCTGGACGGGAGATTATTGGTGACGAGGCATTCGGCAACATTGTCGAGTACCTATATTCGGTTGAGGTGACGATCATCCAGGCGGGGAATAGGGTGTATGAGGCGGATGTGGCCACCCTATTCGATCTTCGGGAAAACATAAGGAACCAGCTTTTCCAGCCCCTGCTTTCTGGAGCGGCATCCGTTTACGACTGTCAACTTGAAACAAATCCGGCGTTTGAGGTTGTATCCGGTCAGGCAAGTAATTACGATATTTCAGGTATGGTAATTACTTATAAGAGCGTCGAAACGAGGATTTCGTAATGGCGATTACCCATACCGCTGGAATCACATTCAGCGCAAATAATGGAACACCAGCGACATTCCAGGCAAGCCAATCGGCTGATGGCGAAGTGAATCTGGATGTGAC